TATGCTGTATTACAAAAATATAATACCCCAAATAGAAATGGTAGAACATACCCTGAACGTATATTAAAAAGAGAGGCCGAGAACTATAAAAAAATGATTAAAAAGGGTACCGCCCTTTCCGAGTTAAATCACCCGGAATCATCTCTAATCGATTTAGATAGAGTGTCTCACGCAATCACCGAAGTATGGTGGGAAGGTAATGTCCTAATGGGTAAGATAAAATTACTTACCTCACCAGGTTACCACGAAAGAGGTATCGTATCAACTAAAGGGGACTTAGCGGCAAATTACCTTAGACAAGGAGTTACGTTAGGGATATCCTCAAGAGGTGTAGGGTCACTTAAAAAAATTGGGGAACAAAATGAAGTACAGGATGATTTTGAATTAATCTGTTTTGACTTAGTATCGTCACCGTCAACTCCGGGAGCGTACCTATTCTTAAATAAAGACGACAAACATCTATATGATGAGAACTTAGAAGAAGAGAAAAAAATGAGTGTTGAAAGACACGTTGGAGATTCCGGAAACAAATCGCTTGACTTAATGAAAAAATTAAACGATTATTTGGGATACTAAATTAATAACAAAAAATGGAAGAAAAGTATTTTATCGCAAAAGTAACCTTAGATTCAGTTGATAACGAATCAGGAAAGATTAAAAAAATGAGAGAAGAAAAATTAGTAAGTGGTTATAACCCTACTGACGTTGAGGCGAAAGTTACTAAAGTTTTTGAACATTACACAATGGAGTGGAGAATCACAGCAATTGTTGAGAGTAAAATCGACGAAGTAATTGAGTAATTAAATTTTAATTATTAAACAAAAGAGGACTATATGTCCTCTTTTTTTATGCTTTTTATTTTATGGTGATATTTATGAATGTATAAAAAACCCTATGTGAATTGAGTTTAATTTAAACTTTTTTCATATTGGGAGATATTTATATATTAAAAACAATATAAAAACAATGGCAAAAGAAAAATCTTTAGTTGAAGAGGCTATCATCCAAATGAAAAATTTGGAAGAAGCGGTAGCTGAGAACGCAAAAGGAATACTTGCTTCTACAATGAAACAAGAAATCAAAGACCTAGTAAAAGAATCTTTATCTGAACAAGATGATGAGATTGAAACCGATGACGTTGAAATGGATGAACCTATGGGTTCTGATGATATTGCCGATATTGATATGGGTGATGATTCAGACGAAGAAGAGGATGAAATGGATACTGATGATATGGACGACACAGAAGAAGATGGTGACGACGAAGAAATTGATATGGACTTCGATGACGAAGAAGATATGGATGACGAAGAAGATACTATCGACTTAACTGATGCTGACGATGAAGAAGTACTAAGAGTATTTCAACTTATGGGACCGGATGATAACATTGTTGTTACTAAAGACGACAAAGGAAACACTCACCTTAAAGATGAAGAAACTGGAAAAGAGTATATGATTGTTGGTGAAGGTGAAGAAGGTGAAGACATTGGAATGTTTGATATGGAAGAGTCTTGGGACGAAATGGACGAAGAAGAAATGGATGAAGAATCTATCGAATCTATCGTTGAAAGAATGTTCGGTACTGATGACGAATCTGAAGACTTAGAAGAAGATGAAATGGACGAAATCGTTTATGAAATCGAAATGGATGAAGATGATTCTGAATACATTGATATGGATGAAGATGATTCTTACGATATGGAAGAAGATTATATGGACCCTGTTATGGAATCTAAAAAAATGTCTATCAAACCTAAAGGTGTTGGAATGGGAAGTCCAAAATTCAAATACGATGCAAAACCTAACCAAGGTACCGGATTCAAAACAAAAATGAAACAAGGTGACAAAACTATGGGAACAGGTAAACCTAAATTTGAATACAAAGAAGGTGAAAACTCAGGAAGTAAATTGGGTAAAAACTCAATGGTTAAAAAAACTGAAACAAAAGAATCGTCAACTATGAAACCAATGGCTAAAAAAGTTGAAGGTAAAAAAGAAGAGACAAAAGAGGCTTCACGTACTTTAGGTGCAGGGTCTAACTTTAGAAAAGGTGGTTTACCAAAACCAAGAGCTCATTCAAGCTTTAATACCGCGATTAAAGAAAATACTTCTAACTCTGAACTAAAAGTTCTTAGAGAAAAAAATGAGGAGTACAGAAAAGCACTTAATATTTTTAGAAATAAATTGAATGAGGTTGCAATTTTCAACTCAAACTTGGCTTACGCTACACGTTTGTTCACTGAACATTCAACATCAAAACAAGAAAAAATTAACATTTTAAGAAGATTTGATGGTGTTGAAACTATTAAAGAATCTAAAAATTTATATCAAGTCGTTAAAAACGAATTGTCAGGTAACTCTAAAGTTCAAAATATGAACGAGTCAATCGAAAGAACAATTGCTAAATCACCTTCTACAGGAGCAGTTAACTTAATTGAATCTAAAACATATGAGAATCCACAGTTCTTGAGAATGAAAGACTTAATGTCAAAAATAAAATAAAAATAAATTAAAATTAATAAAAACCAAAAAAATGGGAGCATTATTAGAATCAGGTCTAGTTGGTAACATCGGGTTAAAACACTTGAAAGTTATTAAAGAAGACACAATCAACAAATGGGATAAATTAGGATTCCTAGAAGGCCTTAAAGGTCACTTAAGAGAAAACGTAGCTCAATTATATGAGAACCAAGCGTCTTTCTTGATTAACGAAGCTACTTCAGATGGTTCATCAGGTTCATTCGAAACTGTTGTATTCCCTATCGTAAGAAGAGTATTCTCAAAATTATTAGCGAATGAAATCGTATCTGTACAAGCTATGAACTTACCAATCGGTAAATTGTTCTTCTTCGTACCTAAAATTCAAGGTTATGAGTCAGGACAAGTTCCTTCTGCTGATAACGACTACGTAGGTGGTGGTACTCACTACGGACCGGTTGGTGCTGTAGATGGTTTAACTGCTGCTGACGCACAACAAAATGCTGGTTACACAGGAGCAAATGCTTTCAAGAAAAATCTTTATGATTTATTCTACGAAGGTTCAGAAGGTCAATTAGACCCTCCAGGATTGTTTGATTATTCTAAAGGTCAATGGTCAGCTATAACTAAAACTGCGGTTGTTATGGTTTGGTCTAACGGAGAATTAGTAGTTGCTGATAGTACAGCGTTAACTAACCAATTCAACGGTAATAACGTTAGAAAAATCATCATCGCATTATCAGGTTTCACAACTGCAGGTACAGGTAAATTAATCGGACCTGATGGAAATGAAGTTGATACTGAAACTTTCTTATCTGATTTAAGAATCTACAGTGATTCTACAACTGCGTGGACTGCTGAAACATCTCCTTGTAATGTTATTACAGATGTTAACGGTTATCCAAATTCATTATTGTTTAGAGTTGTTACTCAACAATACGGTCAAGGAATCGTTAATAACTTAAACAAACAAAGTACTACATCATTTGCTACTACAGGTAATGGTGGTGTTTACAATGACGTATGTTCTCCTGATGGTCGTATCTTCTTAGAAGTTGACTTATCTTGTCCAACTTGTCCTTCTTGTGGAGAGACTTTAGACGGGTATACAGGAACAACTATTGGAATTTTAACTTCCGGAGCTTTCAAAGCTGTTTACAGAAGATATGCTAACTTAGAATTTGAAGATAAAATCGGTGAGGTTTCTTTCGAATTAGATTCAGTTACTGTATCTGTTACAGAAAGAAAATTAAGAGCACAATGGTCTCCTGAGTTAGCTCAAGACGTTGCGGCTTTCCACAACATCGATGCTGAAGCTGAATTAACAGCTTTATTATCTGAACAAGTTGCGGCTGAAATCGACCGTGAAATCTTAAGAGATTTACGTAAAGGTGCAGCGTGGAACTTACGTTGGGATTACAATGGTTGGAGAAGAATATCTGCAACAACAAACTATACACAAAAAGATTGGAACCAAACTTTGATTACTGCAATTAACCAATTGTCAGCACAAATCCACAAATCTACTTTAAGAGGTGGAGCTAACTGGATTGTAGTATCTTCTGAGGTTTCAGCGATTATGGATGACTTAGAATACTTCCACGTATCTAATGCTTCACCTGAACAAGACCAATATAATATGGGTATTGAAAGAGTTGGAACATTAGCAGGACGTTACCAAGTATACCGTGACCCTTACTTCCCAGCTAACCAAGTGTTAATTGGACACAAAGGAACATCGTTACTTGATACAGGATACATCTACGCTCCGTATGTACCATTACAATTAACACCTACAATGTACAACCCATTCAACTTTACACCGATTAAAGGTATAATGACTCGTTACGCGAAAAAGATGGTGAACAACAGGTTCTATGGCAGAATTACTGTAGATGGTGTTAGAACATTCGATTTAAGAGAATTGAGATAATCAAAATCTTAAAATATTTAACAAAAAGGGACTATACGTCCCTTTTTTTTATGTCTTTAGATTAATAATTGATTTTTTGTAAAAATGGTGTATATTTATATTATATGAAAAAAATTATACCAACAGAAGAAGAATTAAAGAACAT